TGGAGACGACGTAGAGTTAGTATCTAACAGAGGAGAAGGAAGTGTGAGGGTACGTGTAGATAATACTTTTGTAATGCAGGGGCATGCGTCTGGGGCTCTTATTCTGGGATATAGAAAAGAAGCCACCCCAACGCTAACTATTGATACTAACGAGACTATTGGCGATGGCGCTTTTGCAACCGAGTTTATGAGTCTCGCTAAGAAAGTATTGTCGTCTCAATGGACTAATGTTACGGAACAGATGACTACCGTACCAGGGGACGGTACTCAGGGTATGGTATATGCTACTTCTCTAACATGGTCATAAGATTTTAAGCAATATATAAAAGAGGTCTACAAAAAAGTGGGCCTCTTTTTTTTTGCTATCTTTGTGGAAAGAAGCAGAGATGATAAACTCAGTAAGAAATACTGTTTTAGCAATAGCTAATAAAAACAACTACGGATATATATCTCCTCAAGATTTCAACCTCTATGCTCAGCAGGCGCAGATGGATTTATTCGAGGAGTACTTCTATTCATTCAATAGTTGGATAAATAAGCGCAATCAAAGAACCGCAGGTTCGGGGTACGCTGATGTAGTAAAGGGGCTAGAGGAGGTAATAGACTCCTTCTCCGTGCAAGTCTTCTTAAGTCTAGTTACTGGAAATGTTAGTAATATATACTCCCTCCCTGCAGACTACTATCTTATAAATAAACTATATACATATCTTAATCCCATTACAAATGGGACGGCGACGGCTCCTGCAGCATATCAACTTCAAGATGTTACGGCTACTTTTATAACTGATGGGATCGCCCCAGGGGATATAGTAATCCTGAAAAATGGAGACCAAACTACCGTGAGCGCTGTGAGTTCGCAGAACTTGTTAATGTTATCAGAAGACATTTTAGTCCCCACTCCTACCAATAATAAGTATACTATATATCCAGGTGATAGCGCTAAAGAGATAGAGAGAGTAAGCCAGAATAAGATCACTTTTCTTCTTAGCTCCCTTCTTACCGCCCCCACTAATTTATTCCCTTCCTACACACTAAATGGAGATAATGTAACAGCATATCCTATGGCGTCTTTTGGGACAAATAAAGTGAGAGCTCAATACATCCGATACCCCTTAGTGCCAAAATGGACATACTCTACCCTTACAGGAGGAGCCCCTATGTTTGACCAGTCCCAGGGAGACTATCAAGATTTTGAGCTTCCGCTCTCTGATGAGCCTACTATAATAGCTAAGATTTGTCAGTATGTGGGGATAACGATAAGAGAGGAAGATGTCTATGCCTTTGGAAACGGACAAATAACCACGGAAAAACAAACAGAAAGCTAGATGTCGTATTTAACAGATAAAGAATACTATGATGCTACAGGGAATTGGGGATCATATCAATACATCTCCTTAGATGATATTGTTACAAACTTTATGCTTATGTATGAAGGAAATGACGGCCTTCTTAATAATATTAATAGATATAAGATTATATTCCACGCAAAGCGCGGGATACAAGAGCTTAACTATGATGCAGTAAAAGAAACGAGATCTTTAGAACTAAAGGTCTGTGACGATTTGCGTTATATCCTTCCTCCTGATTATATTAATTGGGTACGTATTTCTATGTATAAAAACAAACTACTCATCCCTCTCACAGAGGATATACAAGCTAACTCAGCTACGGCATACGGCCAGGGCGAGGTGGGGGACGACTGCGCCGTTCTTTTTGACCACTTAGGAGCTGTAGTAGTGGTGACCTCTTCTATAGATACGGACAGGATAAATAAGACAAAGAAGAGTATATATCTCAACCAGAACAGCCCATATAACAACTGTCAAGGACTTTGTTGTGATGGGGCTTGGTACTTCAATTATCCTCCTCCAACACGCTTTGGATTAAATACAGAGACCGCAAATATAAACCCAACGTTCCGCATCGATAAAGCCAACGGGGTAATAAACTTCAGCTCTGGAGTATCAGGAGCAGACATCCTTTTAGAGTATGTATCGGACGGCATGAGTGGCGGAGTAGACACGCTTATCCGCGTAAATAAACTCTTTG